GTTTCCCAGTCACGATCCGTGAGGGGGAAACGTTTGATGATTGCAATCTTGTGAAAACGCAGCTTGACCCCATCAGGTGGGCTGATGCTTACTGTGTTGCCGCCAAAGTACGGAAGGACTAAATTATGTGGCTTTTTCTAAACAACGGCTTCTTCTCGATTGTAGAAAATGATCGGTCTGGTGAAATTTTGACAGTTCGCGCTCGCAAGAAGGGCGATCTCGAGCGGGTGTTTGGTGTCTCACCTCGTGACATCAAACGCCTGCCCAAGCGTGACTATTTGTATCGTGCGTTTCTTGATCGTAACCAAGTTGCACGTGTTGTTCAGCGAGAAGTGTTGAACATCGATTACGGCAACTTCAAAGACTCGATTTCTCCACAAGAGAAAGATCGTTATAGCGCATACTCGAAAGTCTGGTCGGCGATGTATACTTGGCAAGGTGATTTGGAGCCCGAGGGGGCTTGGTGGGAGAATTACCGCGATTATAAATATACTGAGATACACGAAAACGGGGACGATGACGACGACTTCGATCAGGAGGGTCATCAAGTTCTTTACCCACGATGAGGAATTATGACCAATAATCAACTTCTTCTTGAGGCGCTAGATACGCCTCAAGAATTTTATATCACAGACGATAGCAAACTACCGTACAATATTAATGCCGCATTTGAGATTGATGGCGTCACATATGGTATGTCTCTGTTTCAACAAAAATTTGAGCGTGTTTACGAACTCAAGATGTATCGCGTCAATGGTTCTAAAGCGTACATGTGGAAATTCAAGAACTCTAAGCACATTCGTCAGTGTCTATCGACGCTGCTGAAATTTGCTGAGTCGTCTCTTCCGTATGTGAAAAAGCATTGTGATGGCATTATGATTCCAGTGCCAGCCGGCTATTACAACAAAAACAATAAAGTTCTCAATTCATTCATCAATCGTGTAGTTCGCAAATCGTACGTTCAGTCTTTCCGTCACGTTCCAACAATTCTTCATCACTCGAATAATGCTGTCAAGGGATACGGCTATTATTTCTTGGTGAGAAAGCCAAAGCAGCTGAGCGATCTTTTCAACGCGAAATTCCTAAAGTCGTACAGCAATTTCGAAGACGCTGTCAAAGAATTTATCCAAACGATGTACTTTGACAGTCCAGTCATGAATGCGAAAGAGATTGATGATGTCATTTTCGATGCATGGAAGATCAAGATTGACTCCAAGAAAATGATTGACAATTGGGGCAAAAAGGACGATAACACCGAACCTGAGTTCAAGATCCTAGTCAAGAAAGCTAAGAATGCTCCACAAGGCATGCCTGCACCAGCACTAGACAAACTCAAGCCAACCAAACCACAGAAAGTCAAGATTTCTCTGAAGCCCCATCCAAAGCTTCAGTTTGGTGGCGCAGCAGCGTATGCTTCACCATACGCTGAAGACGATTCATTCGTAGATGAGATTATCAACGGTCCAGTTAAGATGGTTGAAAAGGAAGACATGCACGGTCTTCCAGATGGGCTGTCAATCGACGATTTTGAAGATTACACTCCACCTCCGAATAAAGCGGTTGACAAAGCTCCTCCTAAGCCAGAAAATGTTACTGCCCGAGCTTTGGCGTTTCTGATGAGAGAGCCATTCAAAAAGGCTGCGACTCTGATTGCTAAGAAAGGCTTCAATGATGGAGTCTTCAACATGTCGAACTTTGAGTATGTCTGGAATCAATCTTCGCCTTCTGTTCTCCAAAAGTACTATTACGATACTATGCTCGATGGAAGCGAAGCGAACGTGAAAGCAATGTTGGGTGAATATGCCACACCGTTTGACGACGAGGAAAAGAAGAAATATACTGACGTCTTCGCTGATTCTTTGAAAAAGCTAAAGGATTGGAATTTCCATAAGGCCAATTCTACAACTGTGTACACACCGTATAAGAAGTCTAAGAATGGCGAATACTTCTTGGCTACATCAGATGATAACAAGAACGTCACACATGTCTTGAATAGTGCTGGTTTGCACCTTACCACACTTGAAGGTGGAAAGTCAAATTTCTATCGCGACGAAAATTTTGACATGTCGGCGTTCGAGCCGAAAACGATGCCAGGCACAGGTAAGTACACGTTCACGACGCATCATTATGGCCACGAAATTGATGAAGATTTCCACGCTAAAATTAACCACATTGAAGGTAAATTGGGATTCGCTTATCTCAAAAACAATGGTGTCCCGCCTGGCTCGTTCAATTCATTGAAGAGTTACACTGGCTCGAATTACGGCGTTAACACGGTCCTTCGTGAATCGATGGGTAGTCTTCTTAGTGCCGATGGTGAGATTGATTGGAGTAAAGTAAACACGCTGAGTGATGAGAACAAGAAGCATGTTAAATCCATGATGAAGGGTTTTGAGTCTATCAAGCCGTTTCCAGAAGACATGGTTGTGTATCGTGGTTGTAGCACTAAACCTAGCAGCGCAGATCAACTCATGCCGGGTAACTTCTACGTCGACCCAGGCTTTTTGTCAACGTCAATTCGATCGACTAACACATTCGGTATGCAGAACACTAAGCTTCGTATTTTGATTCCAAAGGGCTCGAAGATCATTCCAATCTTGAACGAATCTTCACATGCCAGTGAGAACGAAGTTATCCTACCAGCATTCTCTCTATTGAAAATCGTACAATACCGCAAGATCAATTACTATTCGTCCGACAGACACATTATCTGTTGTGTCTATACTGGTACGCTGTATCCAGACATTGAAGCAAAATCCCAAATGAATGAAGGAGTTATTATGAACGAAGGAAAAGATAAGAAGAAGCCATACAGCCGAGACGAGAAATTCTCGGGTGGTGGTGATCTTGATGGCAAGATTTTGGCCGCATTGAACAAACTTGCAAACAAGAAGGTTCTGAAGCCCAAGAAATAAGGTGTACTTTTGAGTTCTCTTGTGATATAATATACTGTAATGCAAAAATAAGAGGATTATTCCATGGCTGTACGCAGAATGCTTCAGAAGCGGAAGAAGCCAAAGAAGGTCTTTTCACGTCGGAGAGGTGGTGGATACGCTGCTGCTCCGACGAAGTCCTTTTGGCACTTCAAGGACTACGCTCGAACAGACATCGAAAAAGCTGAAACCGGCAAAGTCGTCAAGAAATACGTCAAAGAGAGTTTTTCCAAGGAAGATGCAAAGGTCATATTGGCCAATGACGACTGGAATTTCACCATGGCGTATCATATCGCTTCAACGATTGCTTGGGCGAAACTTGATTACGACATTCCGAAAGAGTGGAAGCACAAACCTCTCTTCAAGAAGTATTTCGATGGCTTGAAGGAGACTGGCAAAGAAAAGCTTGCTCAAAAGGTTGAGGAAGAGAAAAAGCCAATCCTTCGGAAGAAATCTCCTCAAGAGATCATCAAGGCAAAGACACACGACTTCATTTCTGAACTTGAAGGCGTGGTCGACAAATACTACACTGGCGAAAACAAAGAGCCGGCGGGTCTTTACGAAATGCTTGTTGCCATTGATGCTCCATACAACATGGCAAAAGCTGTCTACGACAAATACGTTCCTCTTCGTGATGAAGCCAGAATTGCTTCTGAAGGAAGTGACGAACAGGTTAAAGAGGCATATGCATCTTCGTGGAGATCTAAGATCGCGATCAATCGTTTCAAGCGTTGGATCGAAAACTTGGTTGATGAAGCTGAGCGCTACATGTTCTCGAAGAAAGCCGTCCGTGCTGTACGTAAGCCCAAGAAACTGACCGCTGACAAGCAGGTCAAGGGCGTCAAATACATGGAGACTTCGTCCGAATTCCAGCTTACGTCAATCCCTCCAACACGAATTGTTGGCTCAAAGCGATTGTATCTGTTCAACACGAAATACCGCATTTTGGTTGAGCTCATCTCAAGTTCCGATAAAGGATTTGAAGTCAAGGGCTCGGCTGTTCAACAGGTAGATTTTGAAAAATCGCGTGAGATCAAGCTGAGAAAGCCGGATGAGTTTCTCAAGGTAGTCATGAAAAACAACCCTGCACGCATCGATAAGTTGTGGAAAGGATTGTCAACCAAAGATGGTAAGCCAAATGGGCGTATCAACAAGAACATGATTATCATGAAAGCGTTGGATGCATAAATAAGATTGGGCGGGCTCACTCCCCGCCCAATCACAAGATGTCGGTAACGACACAATAAAGACAAAATGTGAGCAAAATGCGAGATTTAAGGGTATATATAAATGGACTTTCTCACTAAGGCCAAATTCTCGAAAAAGGTCGAAGAGACTGTCAAAGAGAAGAAGCTGTCGTATATCGATGCAGTGATTCACATCTGTGAAGAATTCACGATCGATCCATCGACAGTTAAGAAGTTTTTGAACGATATCGTTCGAAGCAAGATTGAAGTGGAAGCACAAAAGTTGAATATGCTTCCCAAGGAAGGCAACTCTCTTCCTATTTGATTATGACATCGTAAAACACACAACGACATACAAAAACACACAGGAAAACAATGTCATTTAAAAGTCTAAAGACGGGGCGTAAAGCTCGCCTCGAAAAGCTGCAGGTTCAAGCAACACAGCAGAACAAATCTTACGTTGACGAGCGCTATTGGTCGCCAACAAAGGATAAAGCCGGCAACGCGTTTGCCACAATTCGATTCCTACCAGAAGCAGAAGATAACGATCTTACGTGGGTTGAATACTATTCTCACGGCTTCAAGAACCCGAAAAACGGGAAGTGGTATATCGAAAACTCCCGCACATCGATCGGCCAGCCCGATCCTCTCGGCGAACTGAACAACCAACTTTGGAATAATGGCACCGAAGTTGGCAAAGAGCAGGCCCGCCACCAGAAGCGAAAGAAGAATTTCGTTTCAAACATCCTCGTAATCAACGATACCGCAAATCCGGAGAACAACGGCAAGGTCTTCCTTTTCCGTTACGGCGTGAAGATTCATGACATGATCATGGACAAACTCAACCCTCAGTTTGAGGATGAGGAAGCTGTAAACGTCTTCGATTTCTGGGATGGAGCAAACTTCAAACTGAAGCAGCGTTCTGTTGATGGATGGCCAAACTACGACAAGTCAGAGTTCGAAACACCATCTGCTCTTTCTGAAGACGATGATGAACTTGAGAAGATCTACAACAAGATGTATGACCTTCGTGAGTTCAAATCTGAGTCTTTCTACAAGCCGTATGACGAGCTAAAGAAAAAGCTCATGGACGTTCTAGGCATGACCGGATCGACCTTTGGCATCACCGAAGATGAAGAGCCTCGTAGCTCAGTCGGAAGAGAGGAAGCTTCTAGCATGGAAGATGTCTCAGATGACGATAGTGAAGAAGATGATGATGACGACAACGATGTCTCATCGTACTTTGATTCACTGGTTGACGAGGATTAATCCAATCAACTAGGGAGGGCGTAACAGCCCTCCCACACTCAAAGGAATGACACAATGAAAAAAGTACTATCGATGGTTGTAATTATGATGGCCGCCGTCGCTATACTATTCGGTGTACGATCGTGACTGGGAAACAAAGTACGATGAGACATCGTTGTC